GTCTCCGTCAGGTTAAGACCGTGAATGGTCTCGGTGCCGCCCGTGCCGTCGTCATTGACGCGGCCAGCGGTGCTGGTGCTGTTCAGCTTGGTGTTAGCCGTTGCACCAGTCGTCGCATTGATGACGGGAGCAACACCGTAGATTTGCACCCAGCCATACTGGTCATCTGTCAGCGTGCCCTTTGCCACGCCAACTGCGTTGTTGATGGCACCCGCCGAGTTCGTAGTATCAAGTGCGTCAGCCTGAAAAGCCTCCGAAATGATAACCACATCGCCCGCCGTGATGGTGCCATCCGCCTGAACATAGACGAACTCGTTGCCGTCTGCGTCCTGCATACGCTGCCCCAGCGTGAACGGCGTTCCGATGGGGCCTCGCGTCTTTTCGGTGTAAGCGCCGTCGAAATCGACGCCCGCCATAGGTCCACTCATATCAAGCCCTCCTTAAAGCAGCTTGGCCATGTGCTGCGGGTCCTTCATGGTCAGCTCGCCCATGAACCCGATCTGCTGCACAATGGCATCCTGGTTGATCGGACGCTGACGCCCACCCATGCGGGAGAAGTTCCGCTGCGGGTGATAGCGCATGGTGAGCGAGTTGGTGTCGATCACGTAGCTGATGCCGTCCGGCATGTAGCTACCGATGCCACCTTCAAGCACCACGTCCGTCGTCCGGCCGCCACCGTAGAACTTCAACGAGGGGAAGCCGAGCTTCCCTTCGCCGCCGCCGTTGGTGACGCGCTGGATTGCCTCAAGCGCACCTTCGAACGCACCGTAATGGTCTTCCGATGCAAGAATGAGGTTTGGCCCCTTCTTGCCCTTCGACCGTTCACGCATGATCTGCGCGAACATGGGACGCACGCCCGCCGCATTGACGGCTGTTTCCGAGGTCACGCCCGAAAAGTCGCTCGACGGGTCGTAGGTCGTCGGACGCCATGCCGTGACGTTCACACGGCTGATGCCGCCATAGGTGCCCGTTGCCGGGTTGTCGGGCAGGATCAGCTGCATCCCGCCGATCTGGCGACCGCCGTCAGCGGTGCCATCCGAGTGGATGTCCTCGGTGACGCGGTTTTCCAGTTCCATCTCTGCGGCTTCCATATGCGTTGCGAACACATCGAGAAGCTGCGCGTCGGAACCGGAGTTCGCCAGGATTTCCTCCATCGACAGCGAGAAAACGACCGCGCTTTGCTTTGGCACGAATTCGGCATCGCTGATGATTTCGGCATGGACCGGCGTCAGGAACTCGAAGCCGCTGTAGCGGACATACGAGCCGTGAAGCTGATACATGAGGCGCTCGCGGATCGTCGGACCCTGGTAGGTCTTCCATCCGTTGTTGTCGCGCAGCAGGGACAGAACCACGTTGGCGTCAGAGACCAGATCGACGTAACCCGACGAACGGTCCTCGACGGCCAGCGAGAAACGTTCCTGCAACGCTTCGGTATCGGTGATAGGCATTGCTATCTCCTATGCTGGTTTGAGGGTTTACCCGAGCAAGTGACGCTTCAGCGCCTCTCGGGCGTTCTTGGCCGGGGTGCGTTTCGTCGTCGGGTTTGAGCCGGGACTTGGGGCACCCGTGAGGGAGCGCGCGGGCCGGGTTTGAGCCGGTGGCGCCGGGGTCGGCTCCGGTTGCGGAGCCGGTTGCGGGGCGGGGTTTAGCCGCTCTGCCTTGGTGTAAGCGTCCTCCAGATCCGAGGCGTAGCCCGTCTCGATCAGACGCACGATTTCGTCGGCCAGTTCGTCAAAGCGGGGCTTGTCCGCCGCGAACTGCTCAATCTGTGACATGACCGCCTGCTGCTGTTGCTGCTGAACGGTCTGCGTGACCTGCCCGAATTGCTGCTCGAATTGCTGCAACCGCTGTTGCAGGGCCATGATCTGTTGGTCGCGCGGGTCAGGCTGCCCCGGCTGCTGGCCGAGAAGCATCTGGCCCATCTGCTGCGGCGACATCCCCATGTTCTGCGCCAGGGCAATGAGACCCTGACGAGGGTTCGACCGAAGCATTTGCTCCATGCGCACGTAATTGCCGAGCGCGTCGTGAACCGTGGTGCCGTGTTCCTTCGCCATTTTCACGAACGGCTCCAGCGGCTTTAGCGTCTCGTCCTTCTCGCGCAGGCCCTTTTCCAGTTCGCGCTGCATCCGGTAGGTCTCGGCCCGCACGCTCTCGGGGGCCTTTTCCCATTCGGCCTTGGCATCGGCTGAGAAGCGCTGTGGCGGCGCGTTGTGGTCGGCCTTGCTCTTGGGGGCCTCCTTGGCTTCCTGCCCGTCCTGCGGCTTCTCAGCGTCCTTCGCGGCAAACTTCCCGTCCGCCCCGCGCTGCGGGCCCTTTTCGGCCTTCTTCGCCTCGTCCTTCGGCTGCTTCTTCTCTGCCGCCTTGGCTTCTGCCGCTTCTACTTCTTCATCGGTCGGCTTGGTTTCCGAACCACCGGCAAACGCCTTTTCCAGCGCCTCGCGCGCCGACTTGGACCGCTTCGGCTTCGGGGCCTCGTCCTGTCCCTCGTCCGTGACCTGCGCCTTATCGGCCTGATCGGTATCCGGCGTTTGCTCAATAGGTTCCGGCGCCGCCGAGGCGGTGTCTTGCAGTTCTTCGCTCATGGTTGCTCCTTCTGAGGGAGGTGCTTAAACGGCCCCAAACCCCATGCGGGAATGGGCCTTGTGCAGCGATGCCTTGATCTGCTCGCGCTGCTTCTTCCGCTTGTTGCGCTCGTCTATCCAGTCGCGCCGCTGGCGGTTCGCCGCCAAGTCGTTGCCTACTTCCTCCACGCCATGCTGCTTGTATTCCTTGCGCATGTTGCTCTTACTATCGTGGTAGTTGCCCGTGACCATTGATTGCAGCACTGGCTGCGTGTCGGAAATGACCATCGGTGCGCACGGTTCTTGCGCTCGATCATACTGCGTCAGCATCGGCAGCCCGGTCTCATCGACCATCCGCCCGTCGCGGTAACGGTATTTAGCCCTCATCGCCCAGCTTCACCGCGCGCTCTTGCTCGCGCTCCATCTCGGTTTCTTCCATGCGGAACAGCGCATCCAGTTCGGCCTGACGCTCTTTCAGCGTAACCTCGTCTTCCTTCACGCCCAGCTCCGCGCGCTTCAGCGCCAGTTCCATGCGCTTGAGGGCCGTGGTGGCCTGCATTTCCATCATGCGCAATTCGCGGTCCTGCGCGGCCTTCTGCGCCTCAAGTTGCAGCTTCGTCTGCGTCTCCTGCGCCTTGGCCTGCATCTCGGCCTGCTTCATCTGCATTTCGGCCTGCTTGATCTGGCCTTCCATCTGCGCCTTGATCGCTTCCGGGTCGGGCTGCTGCTGCCCCTGCGTGACTTGCGCCGCCTTGGCCCTCACCTGCTCCACGAAATCGTCAATCGCGCCGCCCAGATCCCGGCCAGCCCGAAAACCGCCCGCCGTGAATTTCATCAACTCGCCCAGGAACGGCGCCGTCTCGGGCTGTGCCGCCACCGCGGCGCCTGCCTGCTGCATGAACTGGCCCATTGCGCCAAGAAACTCGATGCGAGACGCCTTTTCCTTTTCCTCGTCCGGCGCAATCGTGCTGTCACTCTCCACCTCCAGGAGGAACGGCCGGATGCGCTGCGCCTTGATAAGCTGGTCCACCTGCTCCTTGGCGACCGGCACCTTCATCTGCTGCGCTTGCTCGGGCGGCAGTTGCGCCATCTGCGCCTGGATGTCCGCCATAGACGGCAACTGCATCGCCGCCATCTGCATCAGTTCGTCAATCGGCAGCGTTTCGCAGTAGATTTCTGCCTTGATGCGCAGGACATCCACCGCGATCCGCACCATTTCGCCCTGACGCTCGCGCACACGCACAGAACCGTATTGGCTCTTGAGGTTTTGTGCGGTCGCCGTTTCGCTCGCCTCCGTGTTCCCGCGCATGATGTCGGAAATGCCGGTGATTTCGTAAACGTCTTCGATAAGCTGCTTGCGCAGAAGCACCAGCGTGTTGACCAGTTCGCCAATCTCGCGCACCGGCAGCCATACGATGCTGTCCTTCAGCGCCACGTTGCCCAAGGCCGCGAAGTTCGACACCGGCACGAGGATCGCCTTGTCGCTCGACTGCTTCAGCGCCGCTTCGATGGCCTCGCCAATCTCGCTCGTGCCAGCAGCGTAAAAGCCCTTCATCCGCAGGCTTTCGGCCAGCGCGCGGATGCGGCGGGTCAGAACGTTGATCTCGTCCACCTGGTCGCGGTAATAGACGAAATCAGGAACGGGAAGCAGCGTGCCCGGTTGCAGCGTGCCATACGCGGGCTTCGGGCACGGGAAGAAGCCCTTTACGTCGATGAACGCTTCGCTCTCGTCCAGCAGTTCATCCACGCCCTCGGTGACGTAGTAGACGCGCCGGGACGCCTTGCACCAGATTTCCCAGACCTTCGCCTTTTCCAGCGTTTCCTTGTATTCGCCGCCTTCCTTGTCGTCGCCAATCTTGTTCAACTCGACGTTCTTGAACCTGGCGCCGAACCGCTCGCGGCCTTCCTCCTTCGTCAGGTAGACGGCACGGGCAACCCACGTGACCTCCGGCCATTTGCGGGCCGGTTCGTGCAGGAAGTCGCACCGCTCGACATGGACGCATTGCCCGTTGTCCAGAACCCACGGCACACCGCGCGCGCAGATGGCCAGATCGTCCCTGACCGCGCACAGCGTCTCGTGCAGGTCGTCGGCCTCCACGTCGTATTGCAGGCCGCGCTCGATCATCTCCGAGGCTTTGCGGACCACTTCGCCAAGGTCCGAATGGCGCGGCATGACGACGGGGCGCGGCGGGCGCGTGTAGATGGACGGCTTCAGAACCTCCAGGTTGGCCCAGAAGATTTGAAATTCAGCATCGCCCGTGTTTGACGCCAGCTTTTCGAGGTTGGCATACAGCTTGCTGATGCTGTCGCACTTCCGGCCGTAGACCTCGAAAGCCTTTTCGGCCTTGTTGATCTTGTCCAGCCAGTCCCTTGCGGACTTGGGGGCGTCGTCAACCATTTAACGCTCCCGTCTTAACTCACGCTGCAATGCGCGCAATGAATTTCGAAAATTGACATACTGGCTTTCGGTCGCGTTTTCGCCTTCGTCAATCAACACACACGAAGCCACCACGTAATCCTGAGCCAGCCGCGCCAAACGGCATTCTTGGCTTTCAACTTGCTCCCACGCATTTGGGGGGACTGAACTCATAAGCAAATCGGCGTAGGCTACAAGGTTTGATTTTGTCATCACCTGTTGCGCTCCACGTAATTGCGCAGGGCCGCGAGCGTGGCTTCGCGCTCTTCCTGCGGCAGCATGATGGCCCCCGCGCCTATGCCTGCGGAGAGATTGGCGAGATGGCGCAAGCGGGGATCAAAGCGGGCAAAGCGGGAGCGGATACGGGTAGGATCAAAGGAAATTACCGTATCGGCGGCCTCTCGGGTTGAGGTAGTAGCGGGATCAATGACATTTTC